CCCTGATCATCTTCAAAATCATTTAAATATACTAGCCAAGACAGAGCTCTTCCGCCGGATTGGTTGCAACCAGCTTCACAATGCCAAACATGATATCCTTCACCCGCTGCAGTTTTTTGAAAATTAGCTCCTTCACCTGCTAATGTTGCTGGGTATTGTCCAGTGTGAGTTTTATATGCAGCATCAGCGAACATTCCAGGATACTTATCACAATATTCTGTAATCTTCTCATTAATAGCCGTATACAAATTTTCAATGAGGCCGCCGTCAAAGTTAGATAGTAAGCACTGCTCATTGACGCTTGCGACATGATCTTGCTTTTGATCTAGTGCAGCATTTTCTTTATCTTGACGGTTTATGACTAGCCCTAGGTTATTTTCTTGAATATTTTCAAAATTTAAAATTAATGCAATACAGTCCTTAGAAGATATAATATTGTCATGAACTTCAATAAAATCTGGTATTTCTGGTTTTTTTGCTTTTTCCATTTTAATTACCTATATTATGCAATCTTAGAAAAGTTCTTTGATTTAAAGAACTCAATCTTAGATCTAAATTTATTTTCTAGAATATCTCCTTTGTGAGATATAATAAAGACATTTGTACCATTTTCTAGTGTTTGTAGAATCTTTGTTAGATTATCTATGCCATCATTGTCCAAACTACTATCAAATGTTTCATCAAGAATCAATAGATTAGTAGCAGCAGAGTTCTTCATTTTAGCAACCTGGCGCCAGGTGAATAGTAGAGCTAAATCGATACGCTGCTTTTCACCCTCAGAGAATGATGCATAATTAAATGAATCTCTATGCCGCGATCTGATTGTCTCATTGAAGTTTTCATCTAAATGGAAAGCAACAAAGAAGTCTAGAATCTGTAGATAGTTATTGATTAACCTATTCATAACAGGAAGATATTGCTTGATTACTTTCGTTTTGATACCAGTATCCTTCAGCATCTCACCAATAACTTCATTATAGGTTCGTTCTTCTACATATTCTAGCTTCTTCTCAGTAATGGCTTGTTTGGATTGTCGATATGTTGACAGCTCCGTTTTAGCTTTACTCGTGTCTCCAGTTTGAGATGTTAACTGATTAATGTCCTTTTGAACTTTGTCGATCTCTTGCTGTAGCAAAGCAATCTTCTCGTTGTTGGAATTAATCTTCTGTTGCCGTTGTCTCAGTTGGTTCAGATTGTTAGATATCTGTTGACCCTCTTTCTCAGTGGTTGTCACCTCCCGTGATAAATTTAGAAGAGTTTGTTGGACATCGGCTGCAGATGTTTTGATGCTGGATAATTTATCAGACTTTATCTTCGCATCTATTTCTTGGTCGCATGTAGGACAATTGTCGTTATCCTCGTAGAACCTAGCCTCTTTGACAAGAGACTTTATGTTATCGTTCAACCCCTTCTCAGCAGACCGAACTTCAGTCATACGTTCCATAAAGGTTTTGTGATTCTTTTCCTCCTGGCCAATAAGAGTCGTCAGATTCTTACCGAGGCCTTGAGATTCTTTAAAGGTCTCATCTATTGATTGCTTATATGCTTCAATAGATTCTCTCTTACCTTCGATCTGTTCTTTATTAAGAGATTCTAAACTCTTGATGTACTTACTCTGCGATTCCATACGAGTATTTAGAATATCGATATTGTGGTTGATATCTGTAAGTTCGTCTTTAATCTTAGAGTTACGTTCTTTTAGCAGAGCATTCATTTTACTAAAGATATTGATATCTAATAGATCTTCAATAACAGCTCTACGAGACCAAGCAGGTAGTTGCATAAAGGGAATGAATGAACTACTACCTAATACGACTACTTGGTGGAAACTCTTATGGTTTAGTTTAAGAATGTTTGTTTCTAAAAACTTTTGGAAATCCCTAGCGTTAGATGCTTGGTTAATTTGATTGCCGTTTTGCCATATCTCAAACTTGCTTGGCTTAATGCCACGTATAATCTTAAACTGTGAGTTACCAATATCAAACTCAACTTCGACTTCAGTACCCTTTTTATTGATACTATTAATTAGCTGGTTCTTACCAATGTCGCGATGTGACTTACCAAAAAGGCCAAACGATAAAGCATCTAGTAAAGTAGATTTACCTGCTCCGTTTTGGCCTACAATAAGAGTCGTTGGTGATTTGTCTAATCTAATTTCAATTGGGTCAGTGCCCGTGGATAGAAAGTTTTTCCACTTACATGATTTAAAATGTATCATACAACCTCAAGGTTTTGTGCTTCAGTATATAGTTTTCTTAATTCAATTTTCAAGTGATCTTTATCTAGATCTGTTTCGACTGCTTCAACATAAGAATCAAGTAGAGTGGTGGTATCTTCTAGTGAGACCTTTTCATCTTCTACGCTTTCACCTAGATATTCTTCGAACGACTCTGCAATCTTAAGTTCATATGTTTCAATGCTTTGTAAACGATCGACGAACTGGTCAAACATATACAAGTCATTTTTATTTATAACGATCAGCTTGATGAACTTTTGCTCATACTGAGAGACGTCAACCTTGCTGTAATCGGTTGTCTTATCGTCATAGATTATTTTCTTAAACATAGTAATTGGATTACGCACTGGAGTAATCTCACGAGTTTCCGTATCCAAAATGTGAAAGTACTTTGGATCATCAACATCAGCCCATGTAAATTCCATCTGACTACCTAGATAATGTACGTTCTCTTGGTGTGACTTAGTATGGAAATGGCCAGAGAGTACCATTTCAAAGCGATTAAAGATATCAGCATTCATGCCGTGTGGATTTGGTATACCTGCCATCATATCAAAACCTTTTAGTTCCAAATGAGCACCAAGGATAGAAGCTTCACATTTCATAGCAAAGTCTACGTATTCTCTATAGTTAGCATTATTGATCCAAGGGATTACTGCAACACCTAATCCATCATAATCAATTACTGTAGGCTCCATATGTATGTTGACATTTGAAGTAAAATAGCCGAGCAGCTCTTTGAGGCTACACAACTCGTTAGTATTTTTGAAATACACATCATGGTTACCAGGGATGATATCCATAGTAATACCAGCATTCCGCATAGGTTCAAGAAAATGTTTGCGATTTTGATTGAGAGCTTTAAAGTTGACGAACTTCCTGTGCTCATAGTAATCTCCTAAGTGTAGAATATTCTTAATGTCGTGTTCTTTTAGATAAGGAAAGAATACCTCTTCATAGAATCTTTCCTGGTACTTTAAGAATATATCTGATGAGTTTCTGACACCGCAATGGGTATCATTTAAAATAGCTACTTTCATATTACACCATAAATAATTCTAGTTTTTCGGCTTGTGCTTTCTCTTCCTTAGCAAATTCTTTAATAGCCGCATCCTTAGTCTTAACTTGAGAGATTCTTTCTCTAAGTGTATCAACATATGCTTGAGTTTCAGCAGCACCTTCAGCATCCATGCCCATAGCAACAAAATCTTCTACACCCATACGTTCAATGAATCGAAACTTAATATCTTGTTGTTTCTTTTCCTTTGTGATTCTACGAATAAAGGCAAAGTAGCAAATCTGAGTAAAGTACGAGAATGCATTTGGTCGGCCTGTTCGAGTAGCTGTTTCAATATTGTAGTTGCCGATAGCTCTTAGACAATTCTCAACCGCATCCATTACCATCTCTTCACGATAAGTATACCGAACAAAGTTCGGTCTGTGAGACAGGCCTTCGGATATTTTCATAAAGCAGGTTGCGATGTAATCTGTTACCTTAGGTATTTCACTATCAGCTTCTCTAGCTTCATTTACAGTTTCTACGTATTCGACAACTGCTAGAGAGAACTTTTTGTTGTCTACGTAATGTGGTCGTTGCTTAGCTTTTGATGTCATTGGTCTTCTCCATAATTATGTCTATTATAACACAGTTAAGCGTAAAAGTAAACAATTATTTGCAATTAATTTATTTTGCATTTATTTTGTCAAAAGGGTGTACATTTGTGAGAAAGTATGATATAATATAGTTGTTACCGGGGAGGTTAGGGGTATACTATAATTCTTAATGAATAGTTGTAGTCTTAGTCTTAGTAGTGAGTTCAGGTTCATCATCATTGTCAGTAATATCACGATTAATTTCAATTAGATCTTCAAGTAATTCTTGATACGTTTGTACGAGAGGAGCCTTGCTCCGATCGTTAACTATTTCTTCAACATATGCTTCAGCTATCTCTTCATGAACTGGTACATGCTGAATAATTCTACTGTGAAGTAACTTAAAGCTTTTTTGTGGAGAGAGTGGAAACCATTTAGTGAGATGGTAGTTTCCAGTTACATTGCTGACTAGAGATAGTGGGCTTTCGACAATATAGCTCTCAGCATTCTTTGCGACTAATATGGCAATAATATCATCACCATTAAGAAGTTTAAATTGTCTTATTTGTCCAGTATCCATAGTATTATATATGCCTTAGATTTTTACATCATAAAGTTTGTATTTAAATTTCTCTTTTGCGTATATCTTAATTCGTTCAGCTGCGTGGTTAAGCGTGTAGTTCTTCTTAGACTTCCAATGAAGATCATCAGCTATATCAAATACCTTAGTTGCTCTACCATCAGCAGACTTTCTTAAACCTCGTCCGATGCTTTGAAGAACCCTAATTTGCGACTTACTCGGTGAAGCAAATATGATATTGTGTAGACGCTTAATATTGATACCAGTAGAAAAAGTGCCCATACTAGCAACAATGATCGCATTATCTTGGGTTTCCGTAATCGCTCGAATCTCTTCCCTTGTGTCCACATCGGTTTCACCTGAGACATAAAATAGTTTCCTTTCGTTTCTTGGCAGCGCATCAAACTTTTTTCTTAGCATATTGTGCAATGGCTTACCGTGCTTATCTACGTATTGGAATAAGATTAGAGTATTACCTTCTAAGTCCATTCCTAAGTTTGCTATAAAGTTATTCCGCGGTTCATATGTTACAATAAAATCCATCTCAGCTTGATAGTCTTTCTTTACGACTTCTCTACAGATTTCGTCTTTGTACTTTAATAGTAGCACATCTATCTGCAAGTCTGCGAGTGCTTTATCGTCAATAAGTTTCTTAGTTGTGGTTACCTTATGGACTGGTCCAAACAAACCCTCGAGTACTAGCTGATGAGTTTGAGTACCATCAAGTGTACCAGTAGTTCCCATTCTATATTCTGCGTTAACGCATTTTTCTAAGATAGCAGTAAGGGACTTAGCTTTAAAGTTATGAGCCTCATCACCGATTACCATTCCATAGTTTTGGAACCATGGAGCTCGTTCTTTATAGATTGATTGCCAAGTGGTAATAATAACTCGTTGCTGTAAGTTGTACTTCTCTCGACCAGAGTAAATCTTATGGCAATTCTCTTCAGCACTCCATTCGTCATATTGTGAATAATCTGCAAAGTCTGAGTACATCTGTTCTACTAATGACGTAGTGGGTACGATCAGTAGTACATTTAAATCACTAGAATCTAAGAAGGCTCTCATCGCCATATAAATGATCAGTGATTTACCAGATGCTGTAGGTGAAAGCAATAATGATTTCTTATTTGAGAGTGCATGCTCTAATGCTGCTAATTGGTAATCACGTGGCTCAATCTTTTGTCCACCAGCGGTAAGGGTTAATCCATCTGTGATGTAAGATGTTTCAATCTTTTGTATAGCGTCTGGTCTACCAAATGCTGAGTTCTCTACTACAATCTCATATTGCCTAGCATCAGCAAATTCTTTAAGATACTTGTATAGACCACAATATAAAGTTTTCTTTCTCTGGTCAAACAGTCTTATCTTGCCATCCCACATTCTATTCTTATATGCTGGCATAAACTTATAGCCAGGAACGAAGAAGCAGAAATGTTCAGATAGTTCCATTTCTATACTAGGTTCGGTTTGAATATGCAGAAAAACTTCGTTCTTCTTTGTGAGTACTAATTGGTCCAAGTTATGATTCCATCACATAGTCTATAGGTATATTTATTAGTCGTTAAAGTAACGCCATCAAAATGCTTTATTTTCTCCTTTGAGTTATCTTTAATAAAGTCTTTAAACTGAGTTAAAGAATGCCATCGTCCATTCTTTTTCTCTATATTATCTATAAGGGTCATACGCCACTCGTAAATTTGTGCCAGTCAATAGCATTCTTAATAGACTGGTGTCGCCACTTAATGTTATCCATTATTTCTTTAAGTGTATCTACAAGCTCTTGAGTGTATTGCATCTTAGCCTGATGCTCTTGAATTAATGGATCTGAATCGTACCATTTATCCATATCACCCTTTAGAACTGTAAGACCATTTAGTGGGTCAGGGCTCCAGCCTTTACTCGATAATTCTTCCTGTGATAGTTTACCATTATAGTGCATGAACTTATCACGTAGAAGTACCTTGAAATCAAGGTCTAATTTTTTAAGTTTTAGTTTGTTTATGGAGTATAGTTCTAGGTATTTGCTGTGAAGTTTGGCTGATTCGCGTGATGCGTCACCAAGATTCATTTCATCTATAACAGAGTCTTTCTTCCACATTTCAATAATCGATTCTAAATTGTTCATAATATTCTCATGTTGTACTTATATGTATACCTATTATAACACAGGTAAACCTAAATGTACACTGTTATTCTATTTCAAAGTTTGTATACTTAAATGATACCGTAGCTTGTAGGTATTCTAATGACTCATTCTGTGTATTAAAATCCAAGCTATCTAATGAAGTTGGAAATATCCCATTGAATTTAATTCTTTTTGATACATTATTATGGCTATTTAAGATAAGCAATACCGCATCTTCTTCAACATTATCTGTACCAAGCGAATCGTGCATCCAATTGAAAGTTTCAATATAGTTTTCCATATCTTCCGTCACATTAAATGTAATGCTGAGCTCGGAAAAATTAATACGGTCGCCGGAAATGGCTGTGCCTAGATTTCTATACGGTATAGGGGTTTCAGAAATATCTATAGAGGGTAGCGTCACTCCAGTACAAAAGTATTCAATATTAGCAAACTTATTTCTATTAATTATAAGCTGGAAGCCCACTGGTGATAGAAAATTCTTATTATTTGTTAGTGTAGTCATAATACTATTTATACCTTTTGTGTTCTCAATACTTATTTATAGGCAATAAAAAGGGACCCCGAAGGATCCCTTAATATTACTACTTGTAACTATCTACGATTAAAACTACTAAGCTTTAACGTTGATGTTAGACACTTTAAACTTACGGAAGTAAGAGTTACTATCAGTAGCAATGCTGGTGAATGGGTTTGAAACCATACCATAGCGAGTCTTAAATCCGATACGTGGCTGGAAGTCGTTCTCACCAACTGCTTTAACCATTTGTAAAGGTACATATGGGCAGTAGAATAGACCAGCATCGTATGGGTTTGAACCGCGGTAGCCAACAGTTACATAGTCAACTGTTGCATATGGATCAACATATACTTTGATACCTGAAGGTAGGGTACCGGCGAAAGTATTACCAGTAGGATCTACATTCAATGAACCAGCACCTGAGTAGTTAAGATCGCCAGAAGCAGCTAATACAGATGCAACGTTAGCAGAAGTGATAGCATAGTTACCTTTACCACGACGAGTTTCAATAGCAATAGCGTTAGCTTGCACTTCGATTTCCATTAGAAGTGACTTAGCCTTTTCAGCCATCCAACGACCATCACTGTCAGCAACTAGATCGAACTCAATGTCAGCACTGCCGCCCACAGTACGACGTTTAGCACTTAGGTTAACAGTACGAACAACTTCACGGTTGATTTCAGCAAGGATTTCTGAAGAAAGGATGTTAGCCAACTCAGACTCAGCATCTAGACCGTGGATTGCTTTAAGGTCTTGAGCCAATTCCATAGTGTAGTTAGCTTTAAGAGCACGAGTTTTAGCAGTTACAGAAACTTTCTCAATTGAGAAGCCCATTTCAGGAATTCCTGCGCCTTCAGATACAACTGCGTTGTATGCGTCTGCAGCATCACCATCAGCTGCATTAATAGATGCAGTTGCACTAAATCCGCCCTGAGCTTCACCAGCAGGTGTAGAAAGACCTACGCCTGGCGAGTAATCAGCTGCATCACTTTCAGAGTCAGCAGCAAATGGATCATTATCAGTGGTAGCAGTAGTTGCTACACCAGAGTAAGAAGTATCAGCTTCACCGAATAGAGCTTCTGCACGAGTGCCGTCAGCAGCAACAGTTTGTGATTTCATTGCGAAGATCAGGCCAGTAGGACCAGTCATTGGCTGTACGCCAGCGATATCATAAGCAATTAGGTTAGGCATTGCGCGACGTACTAATGAGATTAGTACTGGATCGATAGCGTTACCGCCAACAGTGCCAAGGCCAGCATCAGCAGCAGCAGTTGTTTCTGAAATGAAGTTGGTACCAGATAAAGTAGCAGCATCTTGACGCATTGCAGTTTCTTGGTTTTCCAAAAGACGGGCAGTTACGCTCGCTTTATAGTTGTCTTCAATAGAAGGTGCGCCTTCAGCTTTTAGTACTGGGCTCCACTTTTCCATTAGATTTTGATCAGCTTTAAACATTTTTATTTCCCCTTTAGGTAATATGTTTACTTATTAAAGTTTTTGATAGCTTGAGTATATCTAGCCATTGAATCGGTTAAATCAACCTGTTGGTTGTCTTCGCCTAGTAAGCTATTAGCTTCGTCAACTGAATCAACTGCATCTGCTTTGAAGTATGATTCTTTAACAACTTTCACTTTCATTTCGAAAGTTTCAGCGTCGTCAAAATCAATGTCTTCAACAAGAGAAGATAGTTTTTCAGCTTCAGTAGTAGCTAGGCCAGAAGCATGTTCTCTTACAATTTCTGCACGTTGGAAATCCTGTACAGACTGATGTAATTGAATATTGTCTTCTGTTGATTTATTAAGAGTTTCTTCAAGTTCAGCAACTTGTTCAGATAGTTCATCTACCAAGTCTGCTTTACCTTCAGGAACATCAATGTAGTGTTCTACAAATACGCTTTGTAGAGAAGCCATAAATTCTTCAGCGATTTCAGTCCGTAGACCAGTCTCAACCGCAACTTCATTATCTTGCATCCAAGTTTCAACTACATAGTTCATGTAAGAATCTACTTTTTCAACAAGTGAGGTTTGAATTTCTGATACTTCTTCTTCAAGATTTTGCACGTATTCGCCTTCTAATCTCTCAACTTCTTTAGCAAGCTTAGAGGTTAATACAGCTTCAAAAATAGCCCCGGCCTTTCCTCGGAAATCTTCAGAAAGAGTAGCTTCTTCTTGAACCAAAGCGTCTAGGTCTTCGTCAAAATCAACAGATTCAACTTTTGCTTTAGCCTTAGATTCAGATTTTTCTTCTTCGTCTTCGTCCTCACCGTCCATTTCGTCTATTTTAGTCATTTTAGCGAATAACGCTTGTGCGTCTTCTTTACGGGCTTTCTTTAACATCTCTACTGCAGCCTGGATTACACCAGCTTTAGTTTTAGGAACTTGGACAGCTTCAACTTTGACTTCTTCTTCGTCTTCGTCTTCGTCTTCACCTTCTTCGACTTCTTCCTCATCGGATTCGTCTTCGTCCTCTTCCTTAACCTTTTTGGCCTCTTCTAGTTCAACTTCTGCCTCGTCTAAATTTTCAACGAGCTCTTCAGTCTCTTCTTGAATCTGCTCTTCAGTAGCTACATCTTCGAGTTTTACTTCGTCGATTGACATAACAGTCTCCTATATTTTAGAGTTTAATTTAGAGAGGAAATTTTTGAAAGCTCGCATTTCAACCTCAGGGGCTGCCATGTTTCTAGCTTCTTTGATTTCAGTCTCAATTGATTCAATATCTTGTGCAACTAGGACACCATTATTCCATACCCAGTCTACTCCTTCCATGATGCCATTTACAAAGGCTTCAGGAGCAGAAGGATCTTGAACAATGTCAACGGTTGATAGCATAAAATCTTTACCAACATGTTGCGCGCCGTTCTTCTGCACAAGGCTTCCCATACCACGACTTGATACACCAAGCTTAACACCCCCTTCTAGTAAACCTTCTACAATTTTTCCCATTGGAGTTTGTAAGATTGATGCTTTTCCTATAACATTACTTCCGTCCCAACGGAGTTCGGTAATCTTATGTGAAACTTTGTCAAGATTGATAGTCGGTCCATCAGGGTGATTCAATTCACCAACCGCTCTACCAGTCTTTACTTGTTCTTTAATGTATTTGTTAACAGCATTTTCTAAGATAGTCTTATCATAAATGCGGCCGTTTCTATTTTTAGAATCGGCTTGCATGAAAACACCTTCAATAGCTAGTGACTTTTTGCCACCAACTTTTTCTTCGATAACTTGTAAATCGCTATCAATATATTCTGCAATTAATTTCATTTTTATCTCTCCAGCATTTTCATTAGTTGTTTAGCTGAAGTTTCCGCATCCTTTACAGAATCATATACAGAATCGTCTACAGCTTGACCATCATAGTAAAGCATAAAACCTTTACCACCAAAATTGGTAATGGTAATATCCTTCTTTTTCTTCGGCGATTTAAAAGACTTTACGACCTTTTCGCCGCGCTGTAGCTTTATCTTTTCTTGTAGATCTGCAAAGGTAATCACTATTTTTCCTCTTGTGATTGTGCTCTATCTTGCAATGTAGAAGCTACTTCAATCTTCTTTGCATCTAGAGCCGCGGTCAACTTATCAGCCATTACACTGTTAAAGTTTCTACTAGCAGCAACATTGTCGCCACTTTTCAAATCATTAATCATTTGTTCTATAGACATTTTTGTTCCTCGTTTATATATTTATAAAAAATTAGATGTCAAGACTAAAAATCTTCGTCTTCTACATCAATTTCGCCACTTTTTACTTCGTCCGCAATCTGAGCTTTAAGATCTTTTATATCCTCGTCAGATTGTTTTAGTACATGCTTTCTAATCCATTCGTATGATACGTATTTACCTACATATTCATCAACAGTCGCTAGCATATCAAATCTTTCTCTCCAGATTTCAGCTTCTTTTAGTTCAGCAAAATGGTTATCCTCGATAAAATCAAACGCAATTGATTCTTTCCAAGTATACCAATCATCTCTTGTAATAATACCTTTAAGAAGAAGCTGTGTTTTAAGTAACTGCATGAATATATCGCTAAAGCGTTTTCTTAAACGATCTATAAACTTCTTAAACTTAACCTCTTCCCTAGAAATTTCTGTAGCACGACCTAAGCTAAACTGGTTATCCGTTTCTAATCTCTGTGAAGGCACATTTAAAGACTTTAGAAGTTTCTTTTGGAAGTATAGAATATCATCTATCTGTCCAAGGTTTTCACCCCCAGGCAATGTAGTAATTTCTGTACCTCTACCACCTTCTCTTCGTGGTAGGAAGAAATCCTCTAGCATTGACATATGCTTCTTATCGTCTTTAACGTTACCTGTATTAGCATCATAAACCATTTTGTTTCTATACTGGCTCATAATATTCTTCAAATATTCTTCGGCTTTACCCTTAGGTAAGTTACCAACATCAATATAGAAGATTCTACGTTCTGGTGCTCTACTGATTCTGTAAATAACCAGTGAGTCTTCCATCATTCGCAATTGATTAACTGGCTTCAGTGCCTTTTGCAAATAACTTAAAATTCGTTTACGCGAAGGATCCATTACCCCTGATGTGCAATATGCAATTGAATCTTTATGAATCTTAATGCCTTCATTATTAGAATTAAGCTTATCGTCTTGGTATAAGAAAAATTCTTTTTGACCGACTACAATATTAGCACCAGTTTTAGGGTCTTTCCTTTCTTCGACTTCTTTTACTTTTCTAAGTTTTGTTGGATCAATGTACCGTAGTTCTTTAATCCCGCTTTTTCCTTTATCTTTATCGATAATAATGTGATAAGGTAATCTACCATCTACATACCATCGTCTAAAAATATCATGCGCATAAGAATTGAAATTCAATAATTTAAGTACAGTTTTAAACTCTTCTGTTACTGCATCCTTAATAGCATCAGATGTTTCAACTTCATCTAATATTAGTTTCACGGGTGTATCATCATGATCACCAACAATAGCTTCATTTACAATATCGTCAATTGCAGCATCGCACTCAGGTTGAGTAGCCACGTCACGATATTTATAAATTAAATCAATTTCTGATTTAGCTTTGTCACCATCAAGATCGACATAAGCTCCAAAGTGACCACCTGCCTGGATTACTCCAGCTCCATCTTCATCTGTACTAGGTACAAACGAAGGCCTGATGGGTTCTTCACCACTTTTTCGCTTTATTTCAAATCCAAAAAAATCTGCCATTTTTTTATCCTATAATATTATCGGAGGGGGATTTGTTCCCCCTCGTCTAATAGTATTTATACGCTTACTAAGAAGTAGTATCTGATTCCCAGTACTGAACTTGTAGCTCAACTGTAAACTCTTCGATCTGATTCTCATTGTCATAACTCAACTCGATTTCAGAAATATTAGTTGGGAAAGTCCCTCTAATATCGTATCGCTTTACAGCATCTCCATTTTTGTTGAGTTGTTCAACAACCATGTCTGCCATATAATCAGTTGGATTAGCCAAACCGCGTCCATCAACGTGTTGATTAATTCCATTACTCCATCGTTCGAAAGCATTTCGTACCACAAAGTCAACATCATTTAAGATGGTTACTGTCCATGGTTCAAAAGTACGATCACCAGCCATCTGCAGCTTTCTACCACGGAAGTTTACTTCGACTGGATTAATAATTGATGCTGGTAATTGAGCAGCTTTACATAGGAAAGAAGTCAATTCAACATCACCCTGAGCATAGCCAGGGAAGTTACATGTGACTTTAAACATGTTGGATCTAGCGCCACCGCCAGTCAACTTTGATTTAAAATCGTCTACGCCTAAAATAGCCATCGTTTCCTCCTATTAACCGCCGGCGACTTCAGAGAAGTCAACACCAGTTCTTGTTGCAATGAAGTTTAGTGTAATGAAGTTAATAGATCGTGCTGGCTTAATAAAGATATCAGCAACAAATCGGTTAGAATCAATCACTTGACCAGTATTATTTGTTTCATCACAGATAACTAAGAAATCTGTCATGCCTCGTCTGCCTTTAACATCACGTAAGAATGGCTCAATCATATTTCTAAACTGAGCTCGTGTAAATTCATCGTTAAATTCAAATAGCTGAGCCTTCGCTGCAGTAGCAATTGCCTTTTCCAGCACGATGAATAAACGTCTAACGTTAATGCGATCAAACGCTGATGGACGAGATAATAGAGTCTTATCGCCAAACAGCATTGTGCCCTGCCCAGGGAACGATACGATAGGATTAACACGCGCTTTATAAAGTGCATCACGTTGTGCCTTCGTTGGGTTAAACCCAAGTTTAGTAACGCCTCTTAACTGCCCGCGGTTTACTCCAGCAGGAGAGAACCATGTATCAGCTACTTGATCAGTGTTTGCACAAAGACCAGCTGTTAAACCGGCAGAGCCAATGAATAAATACTCGTCGTTATACTTATCGTATACGTATACTGGACCAGAATCGCAAGTTCCATACGAGCTAGAATTTAATCGCCCTGCGTATTCTAATACGTTAGCTAATACGTTATTAAGTCTAGTGTTAGTAGGCGGTGAAATAAATGCCATGCAATCTTTTCTTGATTCACAAATTGATAAAAGATTATTGCCAGCATCTGCGGCAGCCTTATCTGCATCTGGAACACTGAATAGTAAATTAACGTCTACTGTCTCCGAATCCAGGAATAGGTCATACAGAGCTGTAACGTCTGTTAGAGCAACGTTACCATCTCTACCGCCAGAAAATGTGCTTATTGCTACGGAATCCATAGTATCAAAAGCGCCGTCAACCGTAAGTAGAGTTGAACCAGCGTCTGTGGTGTTTGGATTATGAGAAGCAAAGAAAATATACTCGGAGCCAGCGTTAATTACGTTAACGTAATGTAGAGAGTTGCCAGAACTATCCTTAGCGTCTGAAGCCTGAGATAGGAAAGGCCATCTTTCCAAAATTGCTCCAGGAGTTCCAGTGATGTGCCCTAGTCTATCAATTACCAAAACATGCAGTTCATCAGCTGCAAGGGGTTTAGCATTATCTCCGCCAACTTGGCTTACGCCATCATATCCTAAATCCTTAGCGTATTCACTTGTTCCTGGTGCTTCGTCAAATTCTCCTTTATACGACCAACCGGCATATGCGGTGCCAGCGAAACAAGCTTCAACGCGAATGCTGTTGCCTAAATTGCCAGGATACCTTGCGGCCCACTGACCATGATCGCTATTTGATAAATTGCCTTTTACATTTTCATAATGCTCTTCGTTTTTAATTACTAGTGACGCGTCGCCACCCGCTGAAGCGTTATTAGAACCTGTAGAGGCCGTTTCGTCTATTGCTCTTATTACTTTTAATGCGTTGCCATACTTTAAAAATGATGCCGCAGTTAAAAAGTATTGTGCCGTGCCAGAATCTGGTGTAGAAAAAACCGACGCCATGTTGTCCTCAGACGACACGAGTCTTATTTCTTCAGCCGGACCCCACTTGAAGGCACCTACGAATCCACCAATAGATGTGGATACGGCAGGTATTACGCCCGTTGCGTCAATTTCTTTGACTTGGACGCCTGGTGATACTTGAAATGCCATCGCTTTATCCTCTTAAATGAGTTAGTTAATATGTCTCATAATACGAATTATTCTTCACATGTTTATTTATAAATAAACTAACTCTAACAATTTAATCCTCAATTCCTCTAAATGAATGTTCGTACCAGACGTTGCCTAGTCCATCGCCTTTGCCGCTTTGTACAGCTGTAGTTCCATCGTCTATATATCCAAATGGAAGCATATCGTCTTGTATTTCTGCTAATCGCTCTTTATATAGCAATCCTTTAATGTTAATATCAGTTAAGTTCTCAAAGACATCGGTTGAAATAAACCAACCAAAAAGTACTAAGTTCATCATCAGATCATCGTGATTACCAGACGAAGCTTCATATGAACTACCTCTTGAAACAAATGTTGACATCTCAATAATCGTATCTGAATCATATACAATAAGCTTCTTCTGCTCAATAAGATCTTTAATTGTAGAACAACCTATACGTTTTACTCTTCTTGTCATAGTAACACCAATAGCATTACTCTTAATCGAAGATTCTACAAAGATGTTTTCGTATTCTAAATCGTAGTATAATCCGTTACAAACTACAGCACCTTGATCGTTGCTCTCAATAACTACATAAGCTTCGTTGAACGTCTTTGCATACTTATATATGATATCAGGAAACAGCATAGGTGATAGCGTATTATCACGGTATACTGCAACTTGCTCAAACGGCTGAGCCGTCACATCTATAATATTAAAAGTAGAGTAGTCTTGCCCTCTACCCTTTGCTACATCGACCATCATTACATACTCGTGGCCTTCTTGTGGTTCTTTGTAGATCGAAATATTTTCTTTATAGTACATCGGATCTACTGATTTTTGCGCTAACAAATGATTAGCATCAATCAGAGTATTCCCTCGTCCATGGAATGTGTTACCAAACTCTTGATCAAACTGTAAAGCTGATGTGTTAGCAATAGTTTGTTCTTTCCATGCTTTATCTCTTCCTGGTACATCCCACCAATCTACACGGAATGGTTTAAATTCATTTGTTTCTTGAGTAGCACCTTCCCACAGTTTATGGTATACGTTACCAATACCGTTTGCTGTAGAGGTAATAATAATCTTTGTATCTTTACCAGACGATACTACTGGATATGTTGAAGTATAGAATTGAGCATCATTATCAATGAACGCAAACTCGTCTAGGAATAGTAAGTTAATCGATAGACCACGAATAGAACTACCAGATGT